ATGGATTTCTGTATGCTACATGGTCACATTAAAGACAGTTTTGAGATGAGGAGTGAAATATGAAATTATCCAACTGTGAGGACTGTAAGAAAGATTAAATGTAACATAAACCAATATAAACCATCATGAAAATCATAGCGTTATTCCTAATTTTAGTGTTAATTGGTGGTGTGGGAGTCATACCTGCAGGTGTAGGTGACAACCTTGAGACGCTTAAGGTCAGGTTTGACAAGACCCCTGAAGTATGTATTTTCGACATAGATCCTGACATCAGCGACCGTGCGAGGACTCATGAGATTCTTACCAGGGTTTCGGTAGATGCGTGGACGGAGGCACTGTTCAAGGAATATCCAAAGGGTAACTGGGAAATAATAATACATGAGCCAATAGCATGGGAAGACCACAAGAACAAGTCTGCGGAAGACTTTCCACACTGCACGATAATGGTTGTATTTGAGGGTCTTAGCGGATCCGACGCACTTGGCACCACATCAATAAATTTTACAAACTCCAACCATAAATTTATGGTAATAAACGCATATGTGAACTATGTTGACAACAATCATATAATAATAAACAACGGAAATGCCGATTGGGCAATAGAATCATTGAATGACTATACACTGCAATCAGTGATAATTCACGAGCTTGGACACGCGTTTGGCCTTCTTCATTATATAAATTCATCACCCTTACCAAGGGATATGGAAGGTATAGAGGTGTCTGTCATGTATCCTCATCTTAGTATTTCCTATGGCAGTGTTGTTGATATAAAGTCCCCCGAATTGCAGATGATGGGCAAACTGTATGGGGAATATGGATGGAATGGTGTAAAGTTTCCGCTTGTCGTAAAGTCATGCAATTTTTTGCAGAATATAGCATATGATTGCAAGTGGTAGTGTGTCAACTGTAATATTTAAATAACACTTACATACTATAAATACTATGGGTTGTTGTGGAACTTCTTGTGAATTGGGTCCTAATGGATTATTTGTCAAGAAATCAAAAAGGAAACAGATAAAAGATGATGATGATGATAAACAAGAATAACTCAATCTGTAAATCATGTTTCTTAAAAAACATATGTGATGATACAACGTGTGTTCGTTTGAGTATTAAAAAGACCGACTAGCCGGGTCATTACTCCGGACTTCCAGAGCTTAGGAGCTGGCGTGCAAATTCACACTACTAGTCATATATATTAACACGTTCGTTATAGTTAAATTTTAAGTAAAAATAAAAAACACCTCTTAACACAAATAGCTACAGCTCGTTACAGTAAATAACACGCCTACAATAGCTATAACGAATATAACAATAACTGTTAACTAACTAAAAACTCCAGTATATACATTATACCTATAACGAATCATGTTACACTTATATTAGGAAATCATCATATATTATACATGAATCAAGAGATAGAAAAAGCAACACAGGTTGTAAAGGCATATAACAACATACCTGAAAACATGAGAACGTTGGAACTTAGGAATTTTCATACAAGAGCTCTAATTGTCATTAAGTTGGAGGAGATAAAATCGGTCAACAGACTGTACACACTTATGACATTCTGTTTTGACGAGATGATCCTGAAAGAAAAAAGAAAATGGGCATCAAGGATAGGAATGAGAATGCTTCGTGGAAAAAGAGGAAAACCATATGGTGGTGAAAACAAACAACCACCGATGACAAATGCCGAACGACAAAGAAAATGGAGGGAAAATAATCCACAACAATATAGAGAGAGTGTTAAAAGACAAAACAGACAAAGACTGTCACATTACTAATCTTTATATATCATTTTCACGTTTATCTATACATGAGTGCATGTGAATGTCCAAAATGTGATTGTGAAGACCACGGTGTTTGTAAGTGTACTGACTGTGAATGTGTTAAATGCAACTGTTAATGTAATTTAAGATAGAGTTAAATACAGGTAAGTTTATATTAGTCAACGACGTATATATATATTGGTTGTCAAGGATTACCCTTATACGGTATCCTTCTTAAACCATTCAGTGATTACTCATGTTAGAAAGAGCGTTAGAGACGTCATCTAACCACTGAAAATATTCATTTAATTACAAAAATTTTTCAAAAAATAAATTTATTTTCACTTTTTCAGAAAATTTTCAAATAACTTTATATACAGAGGAACATAATAGTTAATATGGGATTTAAGGACAGGTTTACAAGTGCTTATAAGGCTTTAACGTCAGTCGATAAAGGTTATACTGAAACTACATCCAGACCAGCCATTATGCAGCCATATATGGCAACTGATACAGGTGCTAAACTCCCAATTTTTCCATTTCCACTTATAATGATCTATGAGTTGTCAGATAATGTTGACGCTCTAAGAATTTCCATTGAAACTATCAATAGAGAGATGTTTAAGAACGGATTTGAGGTAGTTGAAAAGTACAAATACAAGTGTAACAACTGTGGAAAGGAATTTGACGGCAAACCATCCAAAAATGACTCTTTTGACAGAAAAGAAGGTCCACCAGAGGATGCTGACTTGGATAAAGCACCGGCAAAAAAACTTACACATGCAAACAAGATACTAAACAAGGCCGGAATGCCAAGTTTAAAGGAAGAAGACACACCAGCAGAATGTGATGACTGTGGTTCAGGAGATATTGCTAGACCAAAACCTGAAAATCGTAAAATTTTACAACAATTATTCACATGTTTCGTCAATAATAACGACCAAACAATGGAAGATGTAGGTAGAATGTTAGAAAGAGACTTGGAAGTTGCTGATAACTGCTATCTATTACTGTTAAAGAATTATTATGTTAATGATGTTACTGGTAAGATTGATAAAAAGAAGACAAAGATAAAAGAATTGATAAGAATAGACCCTCCACAAGTGGCAATAATAGCAGATTCAGACGGAAGGGTTGGATTTGACGACAAAAGAAATGCTGTATATGTTTGTCCAAGATTTGAACATAGAGATAAAAGGCTCACCAAACCACATTGTGATAGATGTGGTGCGGAAGCATTAAAAGCATTATTAGAGGTATCATCTGTATATTCAGTAGGTATACCACAACCAAAAAGAGTAATTTATGCACAAGGAGAGGTTATTTGGGTAGCAGGAAAATACAAACCAGGATTAATTTATGGTTTTTCACCAATTTATGCCTTATGGAGCAAGATAATGTCATTATCACATATGGATGAATATATTAGAAAATACTTTGACAAGATGCGTCCACCAAGAGGTCTTTTGGTTATTGCATCAAGAAACTATGAGACTTTTAGAAAGTCATGGAACACGTTGGAGCAAAGAGCAACAGAAGATCCTTACATGATACACCCATTATTGGTAGAATCTGACAAGGGAGGAACAGGTCAGGCAGCACAATGGATTGATTTCACGGGGTCCCTAAAAGAATTACAATTTATAGATATAAGAAGAGAACTAAGACAGATTATAGGAGCAGCATACGGAGTATTACCTCTTTACTTTGGAGAACTTCCATCAGGATGGGCAAATGAAGGAATGCAGGTTACAATCACAAACAGACATGTAAAGTGGTCACAAGACTTTTTAAAGACACATATTTTCGACAGATTGGCAAAAGAACTAATGGTTAATGATTGGACTTTGCGACTTAGAGAAGGTGAAGAAGCCGATGAACTCAGAGATCTCGAAATAAAGGCACAGGAGATCCAGAACAACGCAACCCTGCAACAAATGGGATTTGATGTCAAGAGAACACATACTGGAGACTGGGTTGTCGGAAAGGAGCCAACATTCGAACAGGTCATGCTGCCAGATATGGCTGCCATGGAACAACAGGCAGAACTTGGTATGGCCATGCAAGAAGCAGACCCAGAAGGACAGAAACAAGGAAGGGGTGCATCTACAACAGGTAATGGTGAACGTACTGCAGGATCAAAACAGGGAGGTCCTATGAACAACAGGCCAAGTGACCCAGGTGGTGCCGGTCAAGGTAGTCCAACTGCTGGAGGCAAACAGAGATCAGGTGCATTTAATTCGTCACAAAAATCAGAAAGTTCAATTGGGCATACTGAAGATTTCTGGATCAGAAAGATAACAAAAGACGGGTCGGTATCGGAAGATGATGCTAGAAACATGATCAAGACATGGGAATTCCAACACAAAAAATCGGGGACAATATACTTCCCAACAATAACAGATGAAGAAGAAGAAACATTACCTGGATTGGCAGAAACTGTAAGAAGAAAAAAATCAAGAGGCAACCCAACATATACAATAAGAAAAGAAGGAATGCCTGACATACAGAAAGAAGACGAATAAAATAACATTTATATACGGTTTAAGATATATAATACTACATGGGTAAAAAGAAAATTAAATCTACAATAACAAAGAATGAATCAGACCCAAAAAATGATGTATATAGATCCATACGATTTAAATCAGATATTAAAACCCTTGTCGTTAGAACTGAGGTTGGTTATGATATGGTATTTGAAATCAACCCACAAATAAGAGTAAACCCATATGAAACGACAGAAAACGGAACACCAAAATTTCAATCTTCACTTGTATGGAACTTGAAAGGCATCAGACCAAGAGGAAATGCCATGAAACAGGCAGATATTGAAAAAACTATCAAAGGCAGATCACTGCTTCCAATGGAAGTAGATTGGGATATAGCACAGTTGGGATTTGTTTATTCCAATCAAAGAGATCCAAACAACCACAAATGGTGGCTGGAATCGTTAAAAACAGGACAAAAAATGGGTGAATTTGACAGCATTATGTCTGAATATACACAGATGATTACATCCACAGCACCAATAGGTACAAGGTCATGGTTCGACGGAATTCATCACGGAAGATTCACACTCGCAAAAGACAATATCAAGGATGTTGTGGAATTGGATAAGGGACATATTCTTATCAATGGAAACGGCAAAGGTAGACTTGGAGAAATAAAAGGAAACGTGGTAATACCTGATGAATGCATACTGTTTAGACTTCGATTTGATATCAGAAAAAACATATGGTATACTGAGATGATTGACAGTCAAGGTAAAGTTTTAGGTGAACCTATGATAAGTAGCCAACTCAAATCAGATGCCAAATTCAAAGGACATATAGTGCCTGATCCAAACAGACCAAAAGTATCAGGACTTATATTAAGAGGTGATGTGATAACAATAAAAACAGATTCACAACTAACAATGATTAAAGGTAAAGTTTAAATTACAATCAATCATAGATGATATATATGTTTGATAAATTCATTAAAGGCATAAAAAAATCATTCGATGGTAAAACATACATTAGAAAACTATACAAATGTAATCTATGTGGTAAAGACAGTTATATGCATACATGTTTGCAATGTGAAATAGATGACGCATATAGGGGGGTTAATAACTAAAATGTTTAACAGAAAAAAAGATCCATACGAATACGTCACACCTGAAAATTATGACATGGTCAGACAATGCTTAATGCAGGGGCTCCATTCCAATGATCCAACAACAATAGTAAAAAACATACAAAAATTAACAGATATACCAGTAGAAGCAATAGAGGCAATAGTAAGTAAGGAGATAGGTGGTGCATTTGACGCATGGAAAGATAAAAATGGAGACAATCTTGGCTGATAAACTAAATGTAAATACTGGTGGAACAGCCGCAGGTAACAAGATTTGGGATATGCATCAGAAAGATGAACAAAAAAGAGTGAACAATCACAAAGAAGGATTTTGTTGGAGATGTGAAAAAAAGAAAGCGGTATCGGCAACACTTTTTAATGTGTGTGAACATTGCAGACGAAACAGAGGACATGAGTTTACATTGGTAACGGTAGCAGACAAGGGATGGGATATGTGTATGTTTTGTGGAAGATATGATTGGAGTATAAAACAGATGAATGCAAGACTGTGTTACAACTGTCACTATAAAGTTAGAGAGACATTAAGGGATTTTAGACGTGCAGGAGGAACTACTAAAGTGGACCCATTCTGGAAATCCATGAGACGTAATCTTGGAAAAGACTTTTTGTTTCAAGATGGATTTACCAGGCATTATAGAAAATAAAACTTTAATCAAAAATTAATGAACCGGTTTTATGATTAGGTTCACTCTTGGTCTGGTATCGTCATATAGAACATAACCCTTTATATGTCTTTTTTTATTATTCATACTACCTGATTTTACTCTACGTGCGATTGCCAATGTATGTTGTATTTCCATGCCAGAAAATACAACTCTGTTGTGTTTAGGTTCAATTTCAATTTCGACTATAGGTTCGAACTTGTCCTCATATTTTTTAAATTCTTTTTCACCTAGATCAAAATAAACAAGAGACTTGGAAAAGTCTGGCTTGTAACCTGCCGTACCTGAACGTATGTCACTGACAAGAACTATACTTTTATCATTAAGCCATAATGAGGAAAGATGAGTTTCAGCTATCTCGTCTTGTCCTTGAGGATAAAACAACATATATTCTTCCAGTGTGTCATACACATATACTGATGCGTTTGTCATTATTATTATATATGAGTGACACTTATATAAATGCATGGGATATAACGATTGTAAAAAATGCAAATGTATAATATCCAGATATACCATTGATAGGGAATCAAACGGAATAGTAAAAAATTATCAGTTTAAACTGTGCTGGGGATGCGGTTATTTTACAGTATATCCAAATATAGTAGATGAGTTTACAAACTTAATAATGAGAGATCAAACAATAATAATTGAATTGATAGAAGACAAACTATTGAAGCCGATTCTTTAAATAAGTTGTAACTATATAAAGATATATGGAATTTAATTTTCTAGGCGATGTAATTGCAGGGGCAATATTATTCATAGTAACAGGACTGTCAGCGTATATATTCAAGTATTTTAAGGACAAGAAACAGGAAATTGAAAAAAATCAACTGGAGATAGATAAGTTATGTGAAAAGGTTGAAGAATTGAACAGAAGATGCAAGTATGACGCTGCATTAATGAGAAAGGCAATAGTGATACTGTCAAAGAGACTGGACAAGAAAAACAAGGAAATACACCCAGATATAGATACGGCATTTGAGGAAGTCACAAAGGATATACTTACTGACGACTACTAAAAAGTTTATATAGGGTATTAACGTGAAGTGAGTATGGTATTCGAACTAGCTGGTCGACTTAGATATCATGCTTTATGGGCATACACCGCTATAGTTGCACCTGCCTTCTTATTGGATAAACTGCCAATAACAGACATACAGGGCTTGGCAGCAATCCTAGCACCATTAGCATTAGTTCTAGCAGCCGACGTTGCAAAAAACAGAAACACAGTAGTTACATCTTAGACGTTTTTGACAAATCTAAGTATAACCACTCTACATTTTTATAGATATTATTATATATGATGAGCGATATAATTAGTCATGGTAGAACGATTGTTTTTTTCCAAACTGGTCACCAAAAATTTAACAGCTATTACAAGCTCTAGAAGATTATTTGAAGGGGTGCTAACAGTTGAAATGAAAGACAGACAAGGCGAAATCACCGTACGTGACGAGTTATTGAAAGTTTTACCTATTTGGATAGCAAGGGGAGGCCCTATAACAGACACACACTCTAATAGAGTAGTAGGTCAAGGCATAAATTTCGGTTCAACAACCGTAACAGACGAGAAAGGGAAGTCATATCCTGCAATAACAATACAGGGTGAAATCTTTAGAGATTATGAACTTGACGATGAAATCTGGAAAGCCATAAAGTCGGGAAAATATAAGGGACTTTCATTCGGAGGAGCAACTAAATCCAATAGAACACCAATAATGCAAAAAGACGGATCAGTAGCATACTCCCTAAAAGATTTGGAACAGTATGAAGTAGCCGTATGTGAGGAACCAGCAGTACCATTGGCACTAATAACTCAACATAATGAGATAGCAAAGGCAATGGCAGGTAATGTCAAAGATAGAGGTGACGGTACAATGTGTATCAGATGTGACAAGTTTAAATGTTATATAGATAAAGGATATTCCGAGAAAGGAGATGACACTTATGCAGATGTAAATGGTCCAAATTCACCAAACAAGGATGATGATGCAGAGGCCCTGGAAAACAACAGGGGAGAGCCACAGGAAAACGGGGCTACCTATCATGGAACAGATAAAACATATAGAGATCCTGATCCTACAGAAACAGATCCAAAAAAGATAGAAGCAAATGCATTAAGAGCAAGTAAACAGATTCAAGTTAAAGATGATAAAGCAATTAAACCAAAAGATGATGACGAGATGCTAGAAGAAGCAGACTTGGAAGAAGTAGAAAAGATATTACCATTAATAGGAATGGTCGCATCTAGAATAGGTGGTGCAGCAGCCGGTGCAGCAAGAGGTGCAGCCGGTACAGCAAGAGGTGCAGCAAGAGGTGCAGCTGAAGAATTAGCACCAGGTCCTGAATCATGTGGTTCATCATGCGATATGACATGTGAAGACCTTTGTAAGGCAGACGGCATAGAACCACAATACACGGAGGATGGCAAGGATAAATATGGCAAAAAAATGCCAAAATTCATGCATACAAAACCATCAGATGTGGATACAGGACAAGACAAACCTGGATCAAGATACAGTACTGTACAACCAGAATCAGTAACACCTAACCGTTCTATGACTCCAGACCAATTAAAAAGAAGACAAGAAGGTAACTGGAACAAGCCATCAACAGCCCCACCAAAGGTAGGCGGCAAAAAAATTAAACCTAGTGCAACCGTAACACATGACCATAAAACAGGCACAACGACAATAGATAGTTCTACTTCAAGAAGAGGATCACAAGGAACATTAACAATACCAACAGAGACATATATTAACAACTTTACTAAAACATTAGACGTATTAAAGGTATTATTTGCTATAAAAACAGACGAATTGGAAAAAATTGCAAATAAAGATGCAGACAAACTAAAAAATCCATATTTTTTAAAAACTGATTACAATACATGTGAGGTGGTAAGGGAGTATAAAGATGACGAATCTGATGATGGATCTAAAGACGAAGATTCCAAAAAAAAAGCACTTGATATAATCAATGACATAAACAATATATTAAAGACAGAACAAAAACTACATGCTAGAAATGGTACATCTAATTTCATTCACGGAAGACATTTTGTTACAACTAATGGTAAAATATCAAATCATGATGGAATGGCATCACATGAAGAACAGGTAAGACGTATAGGACATAAGGATTTATCATCATTTTTAAAAGAAACAGGTGCTGCAAGAGTAACACATAATGATAAAAATAATGAATTTTCAGTTCATACACATAGACCAATGACGTCTCATCAAGAAAAAACCATACGAAATCATATGAGAGATAATAAAATAGATGAAAGAAAAGTGATATTTGACAACTACCACGATAAAGGTCCTGGAGAAACAGGAGATTCACATACACATCATAGTAAAATATTTCCAAAAGGAAACCATAATAATATGACTGATAATATACTAACTGATAAAGCTACAGACTCAAAGAAAACAGAAACAATCAAACTAATGGATGAGTTAAAAGATGCATTGACAAACAGATGGATAGAGACAATACCAAAAGAGGGAAAAAATACCAATAACATGTCAAATTCACAAAGATTTGGAAGACAGTCAACAGGTGCAAGGTTTAATCAAGATACAGGTAACAAGAGAAGCGGCAATAAATGGGATAAACTGGGAGATCTAGGAGAGATTAAGGATTCCAAGATATTAAGCAATGAAGGGGAAGAAACAGGAAAGATATCAAATCAACATGGTGGAGGATCAAAACAAAATGCATTGAGTAAGGCATCGGGAGATTCACCATATACAGAGCCAGGAAGGGGTGGATTTGCAGGAAGAGAACCAGGTGAAACTTGTGATCATAACGAGTCAACATCAATTCACAACGTAAATCAGCCTAAACACGTAAACAGACCGTATGAGGACGAGGATGCAGAGGCTTTGAAGAAGGAAGTAGGTGACGTTTATCATCCAGGTAATGCTAAATTTGATCCAAAAAATCATAAACATTTAAAAGAATTAGGTATAAGATTTGCAGATGCTAAAGAAACCAATACAAATAAAAAACCAGCAACCAGTTCTACTGGACTTGGCGGTGATTCATGTTCAAATTTTAGTATTCATGAGACTGTCAGTAATAAGAACGATAGGGCTATGACGGCAAACAATGCTGAGGACGGTATTAATGGAAAGATGAGATTGGATAACGACCCCCCAGCAGAGGCTCTAGAAGTAGAAAAGAAAGTACAAACTGGAGATTATGGTAACTGTTCAATAGAGGTGGAAGGTAAGAATATAGACGCAGAGATTAACCCAGGTGAAAGCCTAAGAAAAGATACGGCTATAATGGACCCAGGAAGCGGTGCAGGAGGAATTAGAACCGGGGCATCATATGACAACTCACAACAGGATACAGGACAAAAGGACAACCCAAGAGAGGTAAAAGAAGAGAATTATACAGGCGAAGAAGACAGGGGAAACCTAAATCCAAAATACTCAGGAGAAGATGACACAGTATCTGGTGCATCAACAGAGAATTATAATAAAGCAACAGTGAAAATGTTAGAATTACTAGCAGATATTAAAAAACAGACATAGTAGACAATCCTTATATATTACTTTTCCAGTATATAAAGTAACAACATGACTGACGAAAAAGAATATAAAGACGAGAAACAAGAAGACGAAGAAGAAAAAGAGAAAAAAGTAGAGAAATCTGCATTTGACTCATCTTTACAAGCATTGACAGAGACAATCAAAGGATTTGACATCAGTGGTCTTAAAGACGAAATTAAAGGTATCGGTGCAAAAGTCGATAGTTTTGATTCCAGAATTAAAGCCATGGAAGAACCAACCGACTTACCGCTAAAGCCTAAAACTTCAGCAGAAGACGATATTGGTGCAAAAGTCAAGGTTCCAGACGATTATCAAAGCAATTCAAACCAAGCCGGAGTCAAAGATTCCGACGAGGAAAATGCAAAAGAGACTGACAAAAACGGTCTTTCTATGCAAGAGAAAAGCTTTAGTCAATCAGAACAAGTCTTCTCTACACAAACTCCAAGACCAGGTGCTGCACTTGAAACCGTAGAGAAATCTGCTGGTATTCAAATAAACGAGGTGCTCAAAGCAGCTCGTGAAGTAGGACATGAAGATCTTGGATCAGTCGGTAGACGTATTCTGAAAGGAGAGTTCGGTAGTCCAGAACAAGGTGAACAGCAATGGTAAAAATTCAAACAATTGATGAGCTAGAAGCCCTATACTATGGTTACAACCGTAATTCTTTGAGAAAGGCAGACGCCCCGGTAACAACCAGTACAACTGGTTCTTTCAACGCAGTGTTCGGAGCATACGCATGGGCTCAATTAAATCTTGAAGCCAATGCATTTGGTATCTTACCAAAGTATCCTTGGGACAAAAGCGGTTGGAGGGTTATCACAGCTAAAGCAGACGCACTTGCAGACGCAGGTACCTGTAACAACACCGCATTAGGTGGTACAGCTGAAGGCGGATTAATTGCCGATACCATCAAACCAACACTTGCAGAAATTGATGTAAGACCAAAAACTGCTCAACTACCATTCAGTGCCTCAGAGGTAATGGAATGGCTTGCAACACACAGTAAAGACGACATTTGGGGTGGTCTAGGTTCACTTAGACTATTCATGGCAGTTCAACACAAAGAACTGTTAAACAGAATGTTATTAACTGATGTAGAAGCAGGAGCAGCAGCAGCTTGTGCTGTCAATACTGGTTCACTTAACTGGGAATCTTTAGACAGAATTATTTCAAGCCAAGCAGAAGGAAACTTACAAGGAGCATGTAGTACAGACAACTACGATCCTTGGAAAGGAAGTTCTGGTGCTGTAATTGACAGAGATAGTTCAAGTACATTCGATTCAACTGTCTCATCCCCATCTGGTACTTTAGGTACTAATGGAATCATGACAGATGACGTACTAAGAACATTCCTTAGATCAATCCGTAAGAAAGCTGGTAAAGATCCAAACGTATTCCTCGGTTCCCACGAAGTTTATTCCGAAATACAAGGCTTGTTTATGCCTTCTGTCCGTATTGCAAATCCATACGGTGAAGCATTAGTCCAAGTCGATGTAAACGGTATCCAAACTTTCAAAGGTACTGGTGTAGGTATACATGTAGACTCTATCTATGGAGTTCCATTCATTCCAACCAAAGATGCTCCAAGCAATGCTTGTGACTCTGACGAAGTAGGAAGACTATTTGCATTAGATACTTCTGATGCAGAAGGATATGGTTACCCAAGATTAGGAATCATGGTGTCAATCCCAACAGAATATTACGAAGCAACCCGTAGAAGTCCAGGTTACCCATTCATCAACAATGCTTTTGTTGAGAAAGGTGTATTCAGAACTATGGGTGAAACCGTATGTAGAAGTTTCATCGCTCAAGGTAAGATTAGAGATATTAAACTTTAGTCAAACCACATTCGAATCACATACTCTAGTCGAAAGATTAGGTATATTTTTTATTCTTATTATCTCAAGCAGGGCCCTCTACAATATCCTTATATATAACCAAAACTACATTTATATATGGCAAATACAGTCGCAGTGAATTCAGATTGGGAAAATCTAACAGGGAAAACTCTTTCAGTCCAATCAGAACTAACATCAAAACTAAAAACAACAGTAGTAGATGTTACTTTTGCAGGAGCTGACACATATTCAACGTGTGGTGTAACAGTTGACCTTTCATTGGGCGGTAGAATTAGTACAATAATTGAAGCATCAATTATATCAAACGACAAAGGACTTCTACTTGAATATGTTCCAGCAGCAGCAGGAGCAGCAGCCACAGGTAAGATCAAGGCTTTTGGATATATTAATGACGATGCAGCAGGTGTTAATGCTACCCCAGAGGCCTTTTCTGAATTGGCAAACGCATCAGCTATTGTTAACTCATTAGCAATCAAAATTCGAGTAGTAGGTTTTTAGGTAAACCTTTACTTTACTTTTTTTATTCACAAACCTTATATATTAAATGGTGACTATAATGTATATGGCTCAAGTTGATTTAACTAGAGAGAGAATAGACGCATCAAATGGGTCACTTATAGGAAGTTATAATAAAAATATAGATGTCACCACAACAAACTGCTTTTCTGCAGTATTAGAGGTAGATTCCAGAGGAACAAGAACATCAACATTTTCAATTTTCAACACACATGCAACAAACAGTATAGATTATGACATATGGGGAAATGTGGACAGTAATCCTGTGACAGCATTGACAGGTACGGCAGATACAGATTATGATAATGGATGGGTTGAACTGAAAGCCTCAACAGCTCAGACAGCAAGTGCTGCACCGGCAGTTGAAACATTAAGCAATTCTTACACAAAAGTGGTTGTAAGGGTAAAATCGACATCAGCCGGTAATGCCGGTGTTGTAAGGATATGGCATAGAGGAGATAATTAAAAATGAGTTTGAATTCTGGTTCATTAAACATAGGAGCAACTACAGGAAATATATCATTAAAAGGAAATTATGACGCATCTACAAATACACCTGATTTAGATTGTTCACCAGAAGTAGGTTCAATTAAAAAAGGAGCCCAATATGTAATATCAGTAGCAGGAACATTCTTTTCTGAAACAGTACAATCAGGGGATTCTATTATAGCAAAACAAGATGATCCAACAACTATATCACATTGGATTACAGTAGAAAACAACTTATCAGCAGATCCATTTGCAAGAACAAATCATACTGGATCACAAGCAGCAGGAACCATAACAGGATTATCAACAAGTGCAACGACAGATACTACAAGTGCATCAAATATATGTTCAGGTACATTACCATTAGCAAGATTATCAGGAATTACTAATAATGAAATATCATCATGTGCAAACATAACAACATCAAAAATATCAGGATTTGACACACAAGTAAGAACTAATAGATTAGACCAATTAGCATCACCAACTGGAGATATTGATCTTAATTCTAATAACATTACAAATGTTAATTATCAGGACCTAGACAATATTACATCCCCATCTGACCCTGCAGCAGGAAAAGGTAGAATGTATGTTAAAACATTAGATGGTTATAATGATGGTATATTTATAAAAGTTAAAAAGGCTGGTGGATTTGTGGAGGTACAGATAGCATGACATTAAAATATTTTGCAGGTAACCGTATAACAGGTTTATCATCTGATGTAAAACCTACAAATGTGGTAACTAATTCTAAATTTCTGGAAACAGACACCAGAAATGAATATATATTCAATGGTTCTTCATGGACAAGAGGAAACCTAACTAATATCACATATTAGGTATAACCATGACTAAATCTTTAAATCATATTACACCACTTATATATCATGGCAACTTGTTATATTTCAACTACAGATGTAGCAGATTTTTTAAGAATATCTATAACATGCTCTACTAGTCCTAGTGTTGCTCAGGTAGAGAAACTGATTAAAAGAGCAGAGGAGAAAATAGACCGTAGAACTGGTCACACATATGGAAGGACTAAATCAACTCAGGAAATATTCTCATTACCACTATTATATACATTCGGTTGGGGGACATTTATATCATTAAAACATAGAGAAGTAACTACCGTAGGTGCAGGAGAAACATGTCTCTGTACAAGTGCCGGAGACAAAATAGAGATATGGAACGGATCTAACGCAACATGGACAGATTATACAAATACACCTGGATCATACGATGTAGAAAAAATAAAAGGTGAACTATATCTAAGGGGATTTATATTTTCAATATTAAGAAACAACAGGGTAAAGGTAACATACAGGTATGGAAGTGCAGCAGTACCAGATGATATAGAAGATGCCTGTCTTAAACTAACATGTATAGACTTGATTAGATCCTCAATCAAAATGGATGATCTTGAGTTTGGTGGCGCTATTAAAAAAGAGCAGGCCATGTCAGAATGGAAAGATGAGGTGGACAACATAATTCATGATCGTGCAGAGGTGTACGTCGTACCTTGACCGGATTATTCAAAATTAATAATAGATCACTTGGTCAGTTAAGAAGAAATTTAACTGATGATGTAGGCAACAGGACAAGGGATGAAATGAAGTTCGAGTTTGAACAGCTACCATCATATTATTATTCAGATAGTGATAAAAAGGACAGCATAGTGTATGACAGTACTGCAAAAATTGTAGGCAGTGAGAAATGGGCCGTAGCCGCATCAGATACAGGAGGGGACTGGATATGGAGTAAACCACCACCATTTAACAAAATATTGGAATGGGTTGTAAAACATTCAGGTATTACAGGTAAAAGAGAACAAAGAACTGCAGCAGCAGGTATAAGAAAGAAAATTCATCGAGAAGGTATTGAGTCACATTATTGGGTTGACAGATACTTGGCAGATTTCACACATCAAGCAGGTGCAACAGGGAGTGGTATAGAATGACCATAATCACATATGATGCAATAGATGATCTAAAAACTGCATTATGTGCTCAATGGGATGCAACATGTGCAGGAGGAGTAAAACCAGCCATTGACCTGGTATGGGACAAAAAGGTTGTAGGATTCGACGGAGACTCTACAGAAAGGGTAATAATAGAACCATTAACAGAACCTATTAGACCATTTGCACTACACGGAGACGCATACTGGCATGATTTACTGGTAAAAATAGATATTAGGTCATATAAATCGGGAGGCACTACCAGGCAAAATATAATAGTAAAAGAGGTCACCCGTATCATACAGAATATAATAAGAAGAAACACACAAGGATTCCTACAGGTAGTTTTAACCAAATCTGAGACAAGAAACCAGGACTATAGGAACATGTTTAGACACTTAATTGACCTAAAATATAGTGATGTAAACACACATACCTTCGTATAGATACCACAGTATAAATCTTTATATACAATTTATTGCTAATGTAATCATGGTATTTACTGGTGCGTATACATATCTGCAATGGGTTAGAGAAGCAACATTTGGTACCGAAGCAACAGCAATTCAATCAGGTGGGGAACAATTTGGCTTTGAACAAAAAATCACCGGATGGTCATTTACTAATAATAAAATAGCACTTTCACAATTAAACGATGTTAGAGTTAAAACATATGCATATGGTCAAACTAGAGGATCAATATCACTAGACTTTGTATTATCAAGTCCGTGGTTCTTGGGACTGGTAGGATTTAAAGACGCTGGAACAACAGGTGCTGGTCCATATGTACATACCTGGGACTTGACAACATGTGCACAGAAAATAGACTCATTCACAACACAGGTAGGTCAATGTCAGGGAGGAACAGATATAGTAAGAACATTAACAGGTGGAATAGTCAATAGTGCATCAATATCAACATCAATAGGAGAATTAGCAAGAGTTACATTAGATACAAATTACAAGAATGAATCATTAACAGCATCATTAGACTCAACACCAGCAGGATTATGTGTTTCTGATCACATACCATTTACATTCGCACATGGAACCTTAGAATTTCCAGATTGTACCACAATAGGTGAAGTACAATGTGTGGATATAACAATAACACAAAATGCAGATCATATATGGGGTATTGGAGATAGTACAGCAAATTCAGCAATCAGAAGATTGACAGAAGTTACAGGAAAGATGAAATTTTCACATGTAGACAAGGCACAATTAATAAAATTATATGCTCAACAAAATAACACATTATGTAATGACTCAGCAGGAGCACAGACACTTGCAGCAGAACAACCAACATTAACACTCAAGTTTGACAATGGTGCATCAAGTACAGATTCAAGAATAATTGAATTTAACTTGACAGGAATTGCATTGGATGATCACAACCTATCCATTGAGCCAAACGAACCAATTTTCGAAGAAATAAGTTTCCAAGCAAGAGGAGCAACCGTTGTGGCAACTAACAATACATCAACAATACCAGCAGCAAGTTAGATAACCCTTATATACATCTTTATTGTTATATGATACATGGTGTTAAAGTCTTTCCAGGTAGATTATAAAGGAAGTAAAGAAGAAGTTGAATATGAGACTGAGTTAACATTCGGGGAGACAGAATCTATTATCAATCAATCATTAGACCTATCAGATATACAAAAACCAAAAGTAAGAATAGGAATATTCCGTAAACAGATATTAATGAAGACTTTAAGAAAAGCCCCATTCCCATATAAAGCAGAAGCATCAATTAATGCCGTATCTAATAAAACAATTAATGATATATTAGACCATATTATGGAGGATTATCCACTAGTCAATTTTTTAGGGGATTGGATGACGAGTTTCATGGGCTCAGAGGTGGAGAAAGAGCCACAATCGGAGTCTACTCCTTCTGTGCAACCAAATTCGGATGGACCAAAAGAGAAACAGACGAACACGGAGCACTCTTCCTCAAAAAAATTATAGCATACGTCAATGAGCATATGAAAGACGCTATACAATTCAAGTAATCTTTAAATCCCATTAGTACCATTTATATATCATGGCAGATTATAAACTAAAGCTTGACATAGACGCTGCATTATTAGAGAAAAAACTAGAGGCAGCAGCTAAGAAAGTATTTGGTAGATTAGGTGGAACAGGAGGAAGTTCTGGAGGTACAGGAGGTTCTAATACCAATGATGAGTTTAAAAAAGTGCTCAAAATAAACAAAGAGATAACTAAATCTCAGAATAATACACTTAAAACTAGAAGGAAATATGAACATGATTTGAAAATGGAATATGTCAGAGAAAAGGCAGCATTAAGAGCACATAATATTATGTTAGAAAAGGCAGGTGTACAATCACAAAGAACATTTAGAATGATAGGTCAATTATTAGGCGGTTCAATGGGAGGAACAGCAGGACAAACCATTGACATGGCAACAACTTGGTTTAAAGGTAAGCAAAAACAACGTAAAGCATCAAAGGCTACACAAGATGCATATGATATAATGCCTGCAAAACAACAAAGAAAATGGAGAAAAGCACATGGAGGAGAAGCACCCGGAACTGAAGATGACTCATTTAATCAATTTGCTGACTTTATGGGATCTGCAAAAGAAAAACTTGGTGAAGCAACTGGTAAAGTTGGTAAGAGATTTGGCAAAACAAAAGCTGGTAAAATACTTGGAAAGAACAAACAAAAATTTGCAAAGACTAAAGGTGGTAAAGCAGCAGGTAAAGCCGGTGGGGTAATGGCTGGTATGGGGAAAAAAATACCACAAGCAGTTAAACTTGCAGGTATAGGTGCAGCATTGGCAGGTGGTGCAGGTTTAGCAAAAATGGTAATAGATTCATCACCAATGTTAAAAGCAATGTTAAAATTATTGAATGTAGGTGTAATGCTTATATTAAGACCTATAGGTGACTTTATAGGATTCATGTTAAGACCTTTACTCTTACACTTTGTTAGAAAGGTAGCAATTCCTGCATATAGATCAGGATCTAAATTAGCAAAAGAGTTGGGACCAAAAATGGGGAAGGCATTATTATTATTATTTACAGATCTACCTGGATTCTTTGACCTAGCAATAGTAAACCCAATAAGAGCAAGTATAGATAAAACATGGATTAATATTGTAAAATCATTAAAAGATTTAGGAAATATTTTTAATCTTATGGATGGAGATGATGCACAGAACTTTGCAGATAATCAAGCATGGGCTGATGAGCAGTTTTCCAAGATAGATGAAAAATATCCAGGATTATTTAGTGAAGGTGCTATTGACAAAAAACTTGATGATTTGAAAGAGAAAGGAAATGAACTTATTGGTCCAGTACAACCAGATGCTATTGACGAAAATGGTGACTTGGAAGAGAAAGGAAATGAACTTATTGGTCCAGTACAACCAGAATTAACAGATGACTCTAAAAATACAACTACAGCTGTAAATGAATTAAAAGAAAAGATGGATGCATTACCAGATAAAATAGGAACCGTAATTGATTCAGGATCAATACCACGATCATTAGATGAATATCTTGCATATTTAAAAATGAAAGAATCAAAGGAACAACAATTAGCAGCAAATATTGGACAAGATGCAATTATGAAAGTTGCTAAGAAAGGTATAGGAATAAAAACAGGGGTAGATATTATTACAGGTTCTATGATAGAAGAAGCAGGAAAAGAAAAAGAACAAGCAGCAATAGATGCAAGAAATGAAAAGAAAAAAATGGATAGACAGGGAAAAATAGACAAAACCCTTCTTAGTGATACTGCACGAAAGATATTGGCAGCAGCAGAAGAATATAAAAATGGGAGAAGCAAAGGAGCACAAGCCCAGGCAGGAGGAGTATATGGAAACTATAATCCTATGTCTACATGTCAAATGGGAGGAATGGTTGGTACAGGTGTATTCGAATGTGTTTGTGGAGAAAAAATAGAGACAGAAGAATATCAAAATTTTGCTGCAACAAATAGAGAAGAGATGGAGATATATTCAGCAGCTATAGCAGAAGCAGCTATAAGTGGAGAAACTGTGTTATCAGAATATAATAAAATGATGACAGCCGCATATCTAACTAATAATGCTATGAATACCACTGAAGATAAGTTTAAAGCTATAGAAGAAAAATCAATCGAGGCATCAGATAGTTCAATATTAACTGCTGATCAATATCAAAACATGTTAATACAAGCAACCAAATCAAATGCTTATGCAGTACATACTAGTAGTCAGTTTAATAATATATTGACACATGCAAATAATGCTAATAGTAGAATGTCATGTTTTGAAACTGCCACAACTGGAATAGTTGATACATTTGAAGGTGCTGATCAATGGATACAATCAAGTTTGAGTCAAATAGCAGGTTATAGAACACCTTCAGGAAAACAGTTACCTTCTGCAAGAATAGCACAAACAACTCTATCACAATTTGGTGATGGTTTGGTTCATAAACCTGATAATTCAGATAGGAGTGCAAGATACCAAATATCATTTGGAGATGGTTCATCAAGAACACAAGGACTTGATCAAAGATCATATAACGCACTCAATGAAATGAGATCAAAAGGTAAGGCATACCAAGGAAAACAGATAATGTCAATTATAAAAATGGCAAAGGGAGGAATAATAAACGAACCAATATTCGGTATAGGTCAAAATACAGGAAAGGGATATCTTATGGGAGAAAAAGGACCTGAAACAGTAACACCAGGTGCAGGTACAAGTCCAGTAGGAACATCACCAATATTCAATATAACTATTAACGCATCAGGAATAGGAGACATAGAGAGGCAACTTAAACCAGCTATTCTAAAAATGCTTAAAGAATCAACATCAAGGGCAGGTATAGTATAATGGGAGATATAGTAATTAAAAAGGTTACGGGGGACTCTACTACAGACTGTTCATTACAACGAATGCATTTTCCATCACAAACATCAGGTGTAACACCACCAGCAAACACATATTTCACATGGGAGCAGACTTACTTGTTCAGAACTGATGATTATATCACAATAACAAATTTCTCTAGTTTAGATTTTGAAATGAAAACACCTGTTGGAGATTTTCCTATTCCGGAATTAAGAGATACGTGTAATATTTTGGTAAAAGCCGAAGGTAACTCTCTAAGTATAATGTTATCATTTACTATGAAAGATGAGGGATCTACATCTATATTTACACCAGCAGGTGGACATGCATCACAATCAATAACAACTGTACAACAACAATTAGATTTCTGGATTAATACATTCCAGCCTAACAGTATGGAAGATGGATTTCTTTTAACTGTTGACGGTATTACTAGAGCTGGAACAGTTAAAAGTATGTCAATATCAAAACAAGCACAGTCACCAGTTCTATATGATGTTCGTATACAATTTGTATCAGGATACGCTGTTGCTGGTGAGTCTTAATGGTAAGAGTAAAAGTATTAGTTTGTAATAGCCCAGTAAAAGCTATAGAAACATTTGTAACCCGTGAAGGAGAAAGAGCTATAGATCAATCAAAAATTGTATTACCAATATGTGCTTCTATAGATATAGGTAACCAAGTGAATGTGATTCAAGATGCAGTTAATTTAGATGATTTGGTAGGTGCATATATGTTTCAAGGTAGTGTAAAGGATGAATCTGGACGATGTAATAATGCATATGGTACAATATCATATCCACGTATAGATGTAAATTTAGTTTATTGTAATACCACATCAACTACATCAAATAAAGGTATAAGGGATTCAATATCAATTGATACTGGTAGTATAACATGTGTTGCACCAGGTAAAGTTAACAGTAAAGGTATGGTATTTGATGGTGTTAATGACTATACAACTATAACAAAAGAATGTATATATGATATAGATCAAACAACACAATTATCTTTGTCAGCCTGGATAAAAACAAGTGATACATGTGTCCCTTTAATTGCTAAAAAAGCAACCGGTTCGTCATCTAAAGGATGGGAGTTTGGAATAAACTGTGCAGGACAATTAGATTTTAGAATGACAAGCACGTCATCATCTAATGAAATACATATAAGAGGCGATACAGCAATAAACACATGTATATGGACACATGTGGCAGTAACATATAATGGCATACCTGGATGTGGTGCAGATACTGTTAAAATATATATAAACAATGTAGAAGATACAAAGGGAGTACATTCAGTTAATCTTACATCATGTACACTTAATAATTCAACTGTAACATATGGTGCATATGCTGATGGATCTTCTAAATATACTGGATCAATGGATGATGGAAACATATGGGTATCCAAATTACTAACAACTGAGGAATTAAGATCAATATATCTAAGGGGGATAATATCAGAAACAACAGGCAAGTTTGGAACAGCAATGACATTCAATGGTATAGATTCATTCCAGGAAATACCATACACGACAGATTTTGATTTTACAGGAGAGTTTGATATATCTGTATGGGCAAGATGGCAAAGTATAGGCACACAGTATTTATATGCAAGACGTGTATTGTCTGGTAATGGTATTGCTTTATCAGTAAATAGGATTGTACCTGGAGACATAGTTGCAGAAATTGATGGAAATTTAATAAAGACATGCGGTGTATTATACAATGATGACACATGGAATTTTATTAGAGTATATAGAGATTCAAGTAATGTAGTACATTTAGAAGTCAATGATGT